TGATTATCAAGTAATTAAAAATCAAGACGCAGGCGATTTGCTTCGCGCTGTCGATCTTATAACTGGGCAATTTTGTTAAATTTGCTTATCAAAAATACTAGATATAGTATCCGTTCATAAAATAATACAAGGGAGTGTTTCTATTGCTACAAGTGAAAAAGAGAAATGGTATCCTTGTACCATTTGATAAGCAAAGAATTGTTAATGCCATCAATAAGGCTTTTATCGAGGTTGATGGTACTTTATATGAAGAAGATACGGCCAATGATATTGCCGATGAAATTAAGTATAGTGTAAAGACCGCAGATAAAATTATCTCTGTCGAGGAAATCCAAGATATGGTTGAGGATTTCCTCATGCGGTCTGAGCGCAAAGATGTCGCTAAAACCTACATTCGTTATCGTTATAAGCGAGAAGTCGCGCGCTCCGGCAGAGACGATTTTATCAAGGCTTTCTCTGAGAAGATTAATGGTACAGCCATTGAAAATCAGAACGCCAACGTTGATGAAATGTCCTTCGGCGGTCGAGTTGGCGCAGGTTCTGACTTGCAGATGAAGAGATACGCTCTAGATTACTGCGTCTCTGATATGGCTCGCCGCAATCACGAGAATAATGAAATTTATATCCATGACCTATCTGCTTATGCGGTTGGTATGCACAACTGTCTTTCTATTCCTTTTGATGACCTCCTTGCGAAGGGCTTCAATACTAGACAGACTGATGTGCGGCCCGCAGGTTCTGTGAATACTGCTTTCCAATTAGTCGCTGTTATTTTCCAGCTCCAGTCTCTCCAGCAGTTTGGCGGAGTAAGTGCTACCCATCTTGACTGGACCATGGTTCCTTATGTGCGTAAGAGTTTTATTAAACACTTTAAGGATGGATTAAAGTATTGCCAAGGGGTAGATGATGACATGATTAACTGTTTAGATACAGAATATTTAATGTCTATTACTATTGGCGATGAACAATTATGGACAGACCATGGGTGTGATAAAAGAGCTTATGATTACGCTTATGACATGACTGTAAAAGAAGTGCATCAAGCAGTAGAAGGTATGTATCATAACCTCAATACTCTCCAGTCTCGCTCTGGTAATCAGTTACCTTTTACTTCCATTAACTATGGTACTTGCACTTTACCAGAGGGCAGAATGGTAACTAAAGCATTACTTGATGTTTCTATCGAGGGACTTGGTAGATTACATAAAACTTCTATTTTCCCTTGCGGCATCTTCCAGTGTATGAAGGGCGTCAATCAAAAGCCAGGTGACCCAAACTATGACTTATTTAGACTAGCTCTAAGATCTACTGCAACTAGACTTTATCCCAACTATGCTAATGTTGACTGGTCTGGTAATGCGGGATATGATGTTAATGATCCCAAGACCTATTTCTCTACTATGGGTTGCCGCACCGCAAATGGATGGGATATCAACGGCATGGGTCAAACAAAAGACGGTCGTGGTAATATTTGTCCTGTAACTATTATCATGCCTACTCTTGCTATGGAAGCAAAAGAACAAGTTGAAAAAGAGTATGCAGAAGATGTCATGTTTAATCCATTTGGAATTACGCATGAGCATTGCATTGACGCCTTCATGGAACTGCTTGACCAGAAAATCCATGAAGCAAAAGATATGCTGATTGAGCGCTTTGATTATATCTGCTCTCAACCTGCGGCATCTGCTAAGTTCATGTATGAGAACGGTTTAATGGCCGGCTATGATGGTAAGAATACTCGTAGTGCTCTTAAGCATGGTACTCTCGCTCTTGGTCAGCTAGGCCTGGCTGAAACTCTGCAAATTCTTATTGGTCAAGACCATACTACTCCAGAAGGTATGGAGTTAGCAAAGTAGATTGAGCAGCTCTTTAAGGATAGATGCGCAGAGTTTAAGGAACAATATAAGTTAAACTTTGGTGTATATTATACTCCTAAACTATTCGGATTGGGAGTCGCACAAGTGATTGTGTGAGAAAATTACCTTATTAAACGGGCAATCGTAATAAGATGGTAAGAGAGTCTAAACTGTAGAAATGCAGCAAGATAATCCCGTAGGATAAAATTTATTGGACAGAAGTGAAAATTTGTGTTTCATAGATTTTCATGTTATAATAGAAAAAGAAATGGAGGTTCTATTATGGCACGAAGAAATATGACAAATTTTTTAATTAAAAAAGAAAGTATTCAAGAAGAAATGCGATTAATAAAAGGGAGCGATACAGACTATGTAACTCCCACTGGTAACATTTATAAAGATTATGGAAACAATATGTTCTATCATAAATCTATATTTCCCAACAAAAATAATGGATATTTATATTGCGGAATAACTTACAGAGAAGGATAGAAACAGCGTCGAATCCATATTTTAGTTGCTGAGGCTTATATTCCCAATCCAAAGAATTTGCCGATAGTAATGCATTTAGATAATAACAAGCAAAACTGTAATGTTGAGAATCTTAAATGGGGAACTGTTCAAGAAAACACTCAACAAGCCTTTAATGATAAGCTACAAATTAATGATAAAGGTTGGAACGATTCTCAATCTATTCATGTGTGTAGTTTTGATTTAAAAGGAAACTTATTAAATAAGTATGGTTCAGTGGGAGAAGCATCGAGAGAAATTGGTGTTACAAAAACTACAATTTTAAATCAATGCAATCACAATATAAAAACTAAACCAAGATGCGGTTATTATTTTAGGTATCTATCTGAATACGAGTCCAAAGGTTTTGTTCTCTAACGACTATCGAAAGCATAGTTATAAAAGAAAAATTTATAACGAAGAAGCAAGTAGAGTAGAACTTTAAGTTCGAAAGATAAGGCTCTTATTATTTGGTTACAGAATAATAAGATGATAATATAGTCTAATCCCCTCTTGAAATATCGGGAAACCGAGGGTTCGAATGGCCGAAAACCTTTGCTATACTGCTATGACGAAATTTAAGAAGAAGTATGGAGAGATTCCTAACGTGAGTGATAGAGATTATTTTACTAATTCTATTCATGTTCCAGTCTGGAAAGAAATGTCTCCATTTGATAAGATTGACATTGAAAGTCAGTTGACCGGGTATTCTTCCGCTGGTTGTATCACTTATGTCGAACTTGATAGTGGTGTCAAGAATAATATTGATGCCCTTGAAGTATTGGTGCATTATGCTATGGAGCATGATATTCCTTATTTTGCTATCAATGTTCCCAACGATACTTGTCTTGAATGCGGATTCATGGATGAGTTTAATGACCACTGTCCTGTTTGCGGAAGCCACCATATTCAGCAGCTTAGACGAGTGACTGGTTATCTAACTGGTAACTATACAACCGCGTTTAATGCAGGTAAAATCGCAGAAGCAAATGATAGAGTAAAACACGCCGGTCGATTGGAGGAATGACCTATTCGTTACGCAGGAATTATTTATAATGACTTTTCTTCAGCACCTGGTGTGTGCCTATCATTCTTTACTCAGGGATGCCCCTTCCATTGTGAGGGGTGCCACAACCCTGAGACTTGGGATTTTGATGGAGGAAGAGAATTCACGCAAGATACTCTACAATCAATTATTGATGGGCTAAAAGCCAATGGAGTACATAGAAATCTATGTATCATGGGTGGAGAACCCTTGTGTCAAGAAAATTCGTTTCTTACCAGATTGGTTGTAACAACAGTAAAGAAAGAACTACCAGATACTAAAATCTATATTTGGACTGGTAATAAGTACGAGGAACTACTCCACTCTTCTGACACAAATATGCGGGAAATCTTAAAGACTGCGGATGTCTTGATTGATGGCCCTTATATTCAAGCTGAACGAGATATTACCTTGCCCATGCGCGGTAGCCGCAATCAGCGCATTATTGATTTAAGAGGTAGTTTGAATGATAGATAAAGAAACACAACAACGAGTTAAAGAATGGGTATCTAAATAGACCGGGCAATCTTATCCTTGCAGTAATTAGATTGTAACTAGAGCGATAGTCTTAAAGAACCCAAACCGTATCGCAACATTTGAGCAAACTCATCCAAACTTTGTATGTTATCGTCGTGGTAAAAACGGCTATGACAGTCGGTATATTGATTCTCACACAGAAGAACTCTGGAGAGTAGTTATTGCTAACGATAATTGCCGAGGTTTTAGATACTATAAAGCTATCATTGATGCAGAGATAGATAAAGAAGTATTTGATACTAGAATTGCTCCTTGTTTGGCTCATTATACTTGTGAGGTAAATTTCTTTGATGATATTGGTTAACGCTATTTTTGGTGGTATGATGATTGCTATAGCTAGTTATATTTATCTTCAAGTTGGCGGAATAGTAGGAGCCTTTCTCTTTTCTATAGGGCTTCTAACTATTCTCAATATGAACTTTAAGCTATATACTGGCGCGATAGGTTTTGTGCATCTGACTTCCGCAGATATGCAAAATATTATTACAATTCTCGCAGGCAATCTAATTGGAGTATGCTTACTCTTGTTTTTCCCTCACTCTGCGGCTATTCCTTTAGTCACTAATAAACTAGCTCTTCCGCTTGGATTAGTAATGATAAAAGCAATAGTATGTGGTATGTTTATGTATACCGCTGTCTCTTGCTTCCATAATTCTGCTCCATATATGGTTCCATTATGCGTTGCAGGTTTTATTCTCTTCGGCGGCGAGCATTGTATCGCAGACTTATGTTACTTTATAGCTTCCGGCTCTTTCTGTTATGAGATGTTTCCTTTCTTTGTAGTGACACTTATTGGCAACTCTTTAGGAGCCATTTTAATTGACAAAACTAAAGTTTTGTGATATTATAATAAAAGAAAAGGAGAATTGCTATGACATTATATGAAATGAATCAGATTGCTTATAACAAGCTTCCTAAGATGCCAAAAGCGGAGGTTCGCAAGGCAACCGAAGAGCTTGAACAGTTTCTAACTAAGCATGACTCTAAATACTACATGATGTTAAATGTAGATGGTAGATACTACACAGTATATACCTATAATCAAGAGCATGATGTAAAGAAGATGGCTTTTGAGATGATTGATGTCGCTAAGACATTGGGTGTCCTAAAAGGTATCGAAGTACGAGATGACATGGTTGAGTTCTGGATTCAACAAGATAAAGTTTGCTCCATGTATGCCATGTTTGACTATACGCAAGGAGTGATTGAAGTATGAACAATGTATTAGTGGTTCATTACGATCCGTTCTCTGCGGAATCCCGTGTTTATATCTGCCGAGATGACTCTCAGTAGCAGACAGTAATCGACTCCAATATCTCTGAGTTTGCGAAGAATATTGGTCTACTTGCAGATGCAACTAATATCTTTTCTGTAAAGATTGATGCTCCATCCCATGTAGTAGAAGAAATTAGACAACAGTTAATTGCAAGTAATTATACAAAGCAAAAAATTGAAGTGGAAGGTATTTAATGATGTCCAGATTAATTGACGAAACTGGGCATATTTATGGGAAATTAACCGTTATAAAACGTGGACCAAATGATAAAAATAATAAAGCTCAATGGCTTTGTAAATGTTAGTGCGGAAACGAAATTTTAACTTCTGGCACCTATTTACGAAGAGGTGAAACTACTAGTTGCGGATGCGGAAAATTTAGCCCTAAAGTAAAAGATGAAGCGGGCAAAATTTATGGTAATTGGCAAGTAATAAGAAGAGATACGCAACGACCAAAAGAGGCATACTGGCTATGTAAATGTCTAAATTGTGGCGCCATTTCTAGCGTATTAGGCACTAATTTAAGAACAGGGAAAAGTTAGTCATGCGGATGCTTAAAATCTAAAGGTGAATAGCTAATAACATCAATTTTAACAAATTTGAATTATAATTTCAAAAGAGAGGTTAGCTTTTCAGATTTAAAAAGCCCTTTAAGTAATAAGCATTTACGTTTTGATTTTGGAGTTTTTGATAATGAGGATAATCTTTTATTCTTAATTGAATATCAGGGTATCTAGCATGAAAAAAATGTTTCTTATTTTGGAGATTCTCTTGACGAAATTTTATTAAGGGATGCAACAAAACGAGAATATTGTCTCAAAAAAGATATCCCATTAATTTGTTTTACCCATATCAATGGTAAAACTCCGAATTATGAAGATACAAAAGAGTCTATAAAAGAGACTTATGAGGAGATTTATAATGAAGTATTTAACTGACGTGACAGAAGTATATAGAGTAGATTCAGAAGCTGAAGCAGATCAACTCCTTGAAACAGCTAAAGCCTCTGGTGTTTTAAATAAATATAGCTGTGTTTATAAAGAGAAAAAACAAAAAGGTGAAGTCATTGATTCTTGGTATAGGGTTACTTTGAACAAAAAGTTTACTGACGAAAAAGAACCCGATAGACAAATGACTATTAACTATGAGGAGAATTGATGTATATGAGCTGTTATTTTGAGAAAGTTTCCCGTTTTGCAGATGTTGACCTACCCCTGCCGACTCGCGCAACCGCCAATTCCGCAGGTTATGACTTTGTAGTCGCAGAGGATATTGTAATTCCTCCCTATGATTTCCTGAGAACCAAGATTCAGGATGATCTATTCGAGAAAGACCGCCATGAAGATTTCTATGGTTTCATCAATCCTCTTACTCTTGATGAAATGGCGGCTCTCACTAAAGAGCTCAAGGCTAAGATTTCTCTCGTGTCTACTGGTATGAAGTGTCGTCTTGAGCCAGGTCAGTATCTTGAACTGAGTGCCCGCAGTTCCACTCCTCTCAAGCACTGGTTAATTATTGGTAATAGCATTGGTATTATCGACGCCGACTATTACAATAACCCCGATAATGAGGGCGAAATCTTCTTCCAGATTATCAACCTTTCTCCTTTTGCTATCCAGCTTAAGCGCGGAGATAAGATTGGTCAAGGAATTATCCATACTTACGGAGTAACCGATGATGATGCCGCGACAGGCGAGCGCGTAGGTGGATTCGGTTCTACTAATAAGTAATGAGTCGCTTGTTAGCCCTCGACTAGGCCTCGAAGGTTACGGGATGGGCTGTCTTTGAAGATGGAGAGTTAAAGTCCTACGGTAAAATTTCTTTAGACGATCCAAATACCGATACTAGATTAGTCTAGTTGCGATAGGGTATTTAGACTTTAGTTACAGATTATAATATCGACGAGGTAATCTTTGAAGATATTTAGCAATAGAATAATGTGGCTAACAATGTTTAGACCTTTAAGGTCTTGGCAGAGGTTTATGGAGTTGTATCAGAGTTATTGCAAGAAAACCATATTCCTCATTCGACAGTCCTCGCCGCGTCTTGGAAATCTACTTTAGGCATTAAAGGTCGAACAAGAGCAGAGTAGAAAAAGAATGCTTAGCTCTATGTAGAATAGAATTATGGCGTGCACGTTATTTAGGATATCGCGGACGCCATCTGTATAGGAACGCACTATAACAAGAAAAATGAGTGCGCTTGGTAAAGTGCGGTCTAATTAAAGTAATCCTCCTTTCTTAACTCTTAAATTCCATGAGAGGTTTAAGAAAGGAGGATTTTATGCTTACCTTTATTACTGAGCATTTGGTTGAAATTTTCTTTGGCCTAGTGTCCGCGGGTGCGCTTGCTTTTTGTAAATACTTACATGGCGAAGTAAAGAAATATAGAAAGCTGTTAACATAGCAAAAGGATGAATAGCTAGAGAAGACTATCGACTCCCGCATTGAGCCAATCTAGGAAGAAATTGAAGAACTTCGCAAATATATTGTTGAAACTAAAGATATCGAAAAGACGCATATGGGACTAATTATCTCCTCATATAAGTTCCGTTTAGTTTAGCTTTGTAAAGCCTACATTAAACAGGGTTATATGACACAAGATCAGTATGATTAGTTAAGCGAGTTCTATCGAGTGTATTCTGGACTAGGCGGAAATGGTCAAGCCAAAGAATATTATGACTTGGCGCAAGAGCTACCCATTAGA